TACCACCACCCGCCGGACTAATCCGCACTGGCGGTCGCTTATTATGCGTCACAACTCCATCTACAACATATGTATGAGTATCTTCAGTAACAAAGTTATAGACTTTACACTCTTCTACCCAATGATCCATAGAAGTTATTTCTTCCGTGGTGCCATCGCTCTTGACAAAATGATCACCTATCTGTATCTCACCTACATCGATATCGTCATAAACTTCTCGCGATATTTCAGGATCTAGAGATTTCCATCCATCGGTTGTCAAGAAAGCATGACCAGACGTAGAAGTAATTCTATTGTTGTATTTCACTAGTACATGCGACGCTACATCTAAATCGTGTACAAATGATACGGTGTCATGCTGCCCGTCTTTTGCCATTACAAGATCTCCAACTTGCATATCTTGAATTAGCTTCTGACTTCCATCTGCCATATCGACCAATGTACCAGCAACGAAACATATCTTGGGTCCCAACCACTTTGGAATCGGCGGGCTGGTCAAAATTTTCTTTGGCGGCTTCGGCGGGGCTGGTGGTGTCACCGGCGGCGCCGGCGGCCTCGGCGGGGCTGGCGGTGGAGCAGGTGGTGCTGGTGGCGGAGTCGACACTTTAATATCACAATCACGCTTAGTAGTCGCAGTACAGCCGTCATCGGGCGGTACAATTGGTGGTGGCCTTACAGGACACTTGACAATAACGGGTGGAGGCTTAGGCCTACAACCACAAGAACTAGAACAAATTACCGTATCAGAAACTCGAACTACACAACCACCTGGTCCTGCACCTCTTGCGCCTGTATAAGTGTAAGTTTTCTGAGTTGAACCTGAGCATGTAGAACGATAAAATGTTCCAGCTTTTGGACAGCTCTTGATAGGCTCTGGCGGTTTTGGCGGCACAGGAATATAACACTTAGGTGAATTACGAATAATTCTATTCACTTGAGTGCCGTAGTTACCATCACAACCATAAACATACAAGTTAGAGCCTACACATCGCTCATACTTGAATTGGCCTTTGGGACAAGGTGCTGGCCTCGTCCTGACATTCTGTGCTCCAGCATCATAGATAGCATCTACGTCAGAAACCGCAGGATAACACAGTTCGAAGTTGAATACATTGCCGCCTGGTCCCTTATGAACTCGTACGGTGATGTATCGACCTTTTGTATAATCGTATGGAATCTTAATTTTGCCTGCACCCTGATAAGATTTATAATTTATCGGAGATCCTGTTACTGTAATACTAACATTTTGTGGACCGGACAGTGTCTGGAACCATGGATTTGTAGCAAACGGCAAAATTGCATTTCTAGCATTTTTAACTGGATACAACTTTTGATAAAGCGGAATTGCATCATCAGTCGCGCTCAATGCAGTCACTGCTGTTGAAGTAGGTGCATGAACTGTTGTACCAGTTTCACTAGTATTTTGAGTAGGAGGCTTAGTGCTTTGAATGATTTCGTAAATGATGCCTCTATTCGGGTTAAAGAACTTCAGTTCGATATATCGCTGAGTACCATCGTCTTCATTTGCACCTACAAACGTAAATTCTTCCCATACTTTTTGTAGTTTACTATAAACTGTCGTGCTGTCACCAGCATTTTTCATATTTCTATTAGTTTCGAAATCGCAGTTTTCTACAATCTGTACTTCAGGCACTTCTACGAACGGAGCGTATGTTGCCGTTTCTTGTGACAATAATAGTTTACGTGTATGCGGGAAAGTGATAATATCACCTTCTCTATACTTACTAGATGCTGTTGAAATTTCATAATCGATATTTAACGATGTTCTATCAGGATGCAATACGTATTCGTATATAGATGCATCATAATAATCAGCGCCAATATCTGCTAATGAATTATCTTCAAAATTATCGACAAAGAATCCAAACTTAAATCTTTCTACTGTAGAGTCAGTAGAACTCGGAATAGATTTTGCCATCGTGCTGTTTTCAAGTTCTGAAACATTGGCCATATATTCAAGAGCTTCAACACGACGCTCGAGACTAGCCAATTCTGCCATAGTATAAGTTTTGACTTGAGGATCTACTTCACTAATAACAGTAGTAAATTCAGCGATCCTTAGATTGAGTGTGCCATTACATACAAGATTTCTTTCGTAAATATCTTTAATTTCAGAAGATACGGCTTCCGGAAGAGAAGGATATGGAGGCACTTCAGATCTGAACAACAACAATTTATTTGCTTTGTTTGTATCAGTGTCAGTAGCACCTAATTCAAATTCAAATGTACCGTCGTCTTTTATAGAAATTTCGTCTGTACGACCTAAATAGTATTCGATGTCGTAGGTAAAATCACCTTCAGGCTTTGGATATTTGAAAGAAGAATAGTTAGCAAAAGAAATTGTACTCGCAGGATCTGTAGTTGCACCACTTACAGTCGTCGAATCTGCAGCTGTCAAATCGGCAAATGGTCTAAAGTCAGCACACTCTCTTAAGTCATAATAATTATCATTCTTATCTCTAAATTCAGGAATTTCTAATGTGTGCATAGAAGAACTATTACGCAGATCGGCCAACTCTAAGCTGTCGTTTAGATTGTAAGAATCGACTGTCTTCAGACCATGCACACAACCGTCTGTAATATAATCAAGCTCGACTAGGATTGTTGGCGAAAGTGTAACCGAGTTATCAAGATTTCTCTTGAGTAGGTGACCAAGACCAAAGTAATTTCCATTTTCATGTGTATCTAATTCGAATTGACTGGTAATATCAGGGTCAGTAGGATTGCCAGAACCGTCTACATTAGTACCATTATAAACAGCATGCAATCGGATAGCACCCGAAATACCAACACACTTACCGGTAACAGGCCATTGACCAGCCGTGGTGAGTTTGACATAGCGCTTACGACGCGTGGTCAGACTAACTTTAGTATTATTGTGCAATTGGTTAAAGTACACAACAAATTGATGAGCAGTAGACATCGCTGTGCCGGTGTGCACATACATCGTACGACGATCTGCAGATACAGATGCATATGCATCAGCCGCAGTCGTGCCTGTACGTGTACCGGTAGGCAATGGCATATCTTTTGGATAGTATCGATAGATGCCATAGTTGCCTGAACCAGGGGCAGCACCGAAAGCACCTGATCTAGTGCGCACTGTCATTTGATTCTGACCAGCAATACTTGTAATCTGTGCTACTGGTGTACCAGCTGATGTATCTTCATAAATCCAATCACCAACTCTGAAGTCGGTCAAGAACGATTCGCTTCCACCAGAAGTCAAAACATAGTGATTAGCTTCTGTACCTGCTGGCGTTGTTACTGTGATTGCAACGTTTGCATAATCAAATCCACTACCACCTACAGTAGTAGTCGATACAATATCTTGTTTTGGAATTACGATAATTTCATTTTCTTCAGCGTCGGTCAGATTACCGATATATGGGAAGATAGTATTAGCCGTCGGACCAGCAGATCCTTCACATGGTACAGTAATCATACCATTCGCAGCAACCGCCGCACCATCTAGTGTTGTACGATAAATATATGCGTAATTTGTGATTTGTTTTGCTGCAACACTTAAAGGAAGTACGAGACCGTCATCTTCAGGATTAATCAATCGGCCGATTTCTTCACGAGCAACAGGATCGTATGTTCCATTAGCACTTTGAATGCCTGTGCTGACTAAGCCACGAAATACTTTAGCGTTATCAAAAATCAAAGAAACGTCAGCGATACCATCTTGTGCTGCGCCACCACCATTACTTGCATAGATAGATTTTACATCGCGAACAGATTTGCCGCGATTCATTCTTACATCGAAAACATGAATTTTATATACAGCAGTCTTAGTACCTTTGATACCTATACCATAATCGATGCTTCGAATCTTAGCTGTACCAATTTCTGTTCCGCCAAGTGCACTCGTTACATCACTTGTGTCGTGATCATAGTCTGTAATGTAATTTACAGCTGTATCTCGTAAACTAATCTCTTCGCCAGTATTAAAGTTAAATGAACCAGCAAGATCATGTACTTCGAAATAATTAGAATATACAAGATCTCTCCCCAGACCAGTTTCAGTCTGGGTTACTAAACCTTTTGAAACATCTTTAACAAAATTTGTTTCGGTCTTGACCCTATAACCATGAACATACGCATGACCTGGATCGATTACATAACTAAACGTCGTGTTAGATTCAGAAAAGTCCAATGTCGAGCGTGATACTGCCTTAAATTCATCGAGTACATAGTTACCTGACTCCTCATATGTACGCTGTGCGATCAAATCGCCGAGCTTATTGTACTGAGTCAACTTATTCTGTTGATACGGCTTGCCTTCTGAGAAGCGCACAAGCGGGAAGAAGTTACCTGCAGCTCTTTCTTCTGCTACAGTCTTCACAACAAGACTAGGACTAACTTTTAATCTGTCTGCACCAGGTGCTGCTTCATTCAAGAAGCCTGACGCATTATCATATAAAGAAGAATCTGTAAATACGTTGACAATACTTTCTGTGCTGTCAAAACCAATTGATACGTCTGAAGGTGTATTCGAATACTTATCAACCATGATAAATTGTTTAGAGGCGTTGAGGAAAAGACCTTTTTGATAGATCTTGCCATCACTAACTTCAACACCAAAACCCGTACCTACAGTGTCAGTAACTTGGGCTGCTTGAAGTCTAATCGCCCATGTTTCTGCTTCCATCGTCAAGATATTTAACTGTGCTGAAGATGCTCCTTGAGAATAAACACTGATATGCGGCAGAGTACTATATCCTGTACCACCACGTGTAACAGTAGCGTCGATCATTTGACCCTGAGAAGTTGTCGTAATCTGCGCGCTTGCTCCTTCACCGACCATTTTTACGATCTTGAATTCTTGACCGCCTTCGGTATGAGTCAATACATCGCCGACAGATACTGACCAAGAGTCAGTATCGATAGCGGCACCAGACATTTTAGTGGCTTTTGGTTTTACTCTTAGAATGAGAGTTTCATCTTGAGTAGAATCTGTAGCAGGATTAGCTGCAAACCAAACTTCCATGTCGATAACTTTACCAGCGGCTGTAGTACCAGTAATTGTATCTCCTTGAGAGAATGTATTTGAGAAATCTGCAGATGAGCCAGTAAACGTACCAGCAATTTCGATTGCAGATGTAATTACTACTACGTCATTATTTGAAAATACAAGAGCGCCAGTAGCATTATTAGCAATCTTGATATCGTACAGTCTATCATCACGTGCAAAAATTCTAATCTCTTCGCCAGCTTGAAACTCGTCTTTGTCAGCTGTATTATTGTCATCATCGTCGTAATCGATATAAAGAGTTTTTAGATTTCCTGCAGCATCATTTTCAAATCCATCTTCGACGTGAGTAATTCTGCCAATTTTACCCGATGTTTGTCCGTTGGCGCTCAGACCGTTGATTGCATTTAGGTCGATAGCTTTTCCATCGAGAGCATTGTCAGTAATCTTCACAAATGCCATTGAGTTCAAATAAGTGAACGTACATCCTTCTAAGATTGTACCAGCTCTTAGGATATGATCACCGAATTGTTCGATTTGATCCTGTAACAGCGTCTGAAGCTGGTTGACTTCTCTTACTTGAACAGCAGTAGCTGGTTTGAACAAAATTCGATAGTAGTTATCGTCTCTATCGAAATCGTCAAAGTAAGGAGCCGATGATAAATTAGTGTTTAAAGGCATTACTTAGAACTCCAAGATTACTCTTATTTCTTCTGTTTGATCATCATCCCTATCTACAGGAATATCGTTTTGTAGATAAAGTATTGTACCAGTATTTGGGTCAAGATCTCCATATACAAGATCCATAGCATTTGATCCGGTTTGAGAGAGTTGAGCTCCACTGGTTGAGCCAGTTATCGTACCTACTGTAGAAAATTGGCCTGTTATATTAGTCATGCTGATTGTAGAACCGCCACCAGCTGTTGCAATAGAATGTAGTTGACCACGTGCCGTGATTGGTGCACCTTGTGTAACTTCTTCATCTTCAACAAATGTTCCTGACAAAACTGGAGCACTAATCTTCAACATCTGATTAAAATCGGCAAACTGAAAATCTGATTCGGCTTCTCCGATTCTAGTATTTATATCAATCCCTTGAATTGTAGCAATATTTCTACTCAAGCTACCATAAATTTGATGATCTTTTTTGAATTCAGGTGTAACGTTATTTAATAATAAACCACTAGTAGCACCGGCCGGCAAAGGTAAAGTAGTAGCTTTAACTTTTGCTGAACCTTGAACATGTACATAATATGCTGTTGTAGACATGCTTGTAGAGGTTATCCATGGAGGAGAAGCAGCAAGCGATATAGTATTAGAAGTACTGCCTACACCGACTGTGGTAAGAAAATATTGAGAAACACCAGTCAAGGGTTCGGTTTTTAAGAAAATATAATCACCTACAACAAAGTGCTGATCATATTTTTCATCTGCGCCTGAGGTTACGTCTTGAATAGATGCTCCCAAAGATGTATTAGAAACAAATTTTCCAGTTGCACCGATAGGCAATTTAGTAAATTGAGTTATAGTTTCATTAGGCAAAAATTCACCAGACGTGTCGGTAGTATATATTGCTACGTTAGCAAATTTGGGATCTCTAATTAATCCAAACTGTGCGAAAGTATTTGTTGGTTCAACTAGGTTAGACTCGCTACCAGTAAACTTCATATAGAATGACAGTCTTTTTGCTCCAAATTCTACAATAGTATTTGCTCCGTGACCGCCAGGTGGAGAAAGAATAGGTCTGACACTTGCTGGTTGTACAACAACACTTTGACCATTTACTGATCTTGGGTTGCCAGATAAAACTTCAGCTGACGCGAACGAATAATCTGCTCCTGTATTCAACATCTCTACTTTATGTACACTGTCCGATGCATTAGCATTAATAATTGCTCGAGCAACTGCATTTACTGTTTGACCTCCATCGCCGGTGACAATAACAGCTGGAGTAATTTCGTAATTAGTAGTTTCATCTGGTAAAACAGAGAACTGATTTTCTAATTGTAATACAACACCACCTACTTCAGATACGTAAGCAGACTTTTCAACGAACTGATATTGACCCGCACCCGTACCAGTAGTCAAATACAAAATAGTATTTGCATAGAAGTTTGTGGTCATGTCTCTATCATCTACTGTAGGTTTAATTCTATAACATTGAGCTGCTTTAATAATATCAAAATGACTAGCTCCAGTAGAATCCGCGGGAGAAGCTTCTACAGTATCACTTTGGATCAATGCTCTAGTGATACGACCGATATCTGCTCTTACAAATCTACCAGTGAGATGATTCTCATAGTTTTTACCTGCGTCAGTTACTTTGATGACATCGATCGATCCTTCTTGCGCATTACTAGCTACGACAGTATTTGCAACTACTGGAATATATTTTTCTGACGCGAATTTATCAAATACCGACGAAGAAACACTGTACATATATTTCCACTGATAACCATCAGAGGTTTCATAATAATCATCACCAGGCGAAAATAAATCTTCTTCGTATTTCGCATTCTTAAATAGAGGTCTATCAGTACTTGGCGCACCGTTGTTATTAAATAGACACTTATATACATGTTTAAATGAATTTTCATCTACGAGAACATAAAAATTAGTATCTTGTATGTCAATCTTTTGATCGTCATACATTTCATATACAGTGCCAGAAATCCAATTGTTTCTATTAATCACAAAAGAAATATCTTGCGCAGTAACTCTTTTGCCAAAAATCATATTGCGGAAAACATTTGTGTTTGTATTTCTAAACGTTTCAGTAGGCTGCACTATTTCTTCTTCAGATGATGCAACGGTTTCATGATCGCCAACGAAAGCGTAATATGCAGTGTTAGCTGGTTCAGTCACTGATTCAATGATCTGATTGATAATGTGTGTCTTAAAATCTGAAGGTACTAATTTCTTGGCCATGTTTTTCTCTACGCTACGTTAGCACTATAGAAAGTATTTTGATTTACCCACAAACCGTAGTTCTTGATATCATAGGTTGCTATAGAATCGGTTGGAGTAATATCTATCTTGATTTCCGATGTTCCTACATATCCACCAAAAGGTTTGCTACCAGCTAAGTGCAACACATCAACGAGTGTGCTCTTGTATTTACTAAATGGTAGTGCAGTTAGAACTTGATACGAATATTCTTGATAGAAATTATTGTCGTGTAAGTATTTATCTGAACTTAAGAATGATCTACGATTTGGGTGTTGACCTGGAGCTATTCCGTTAGACAAGTTATATCCTAATACACTTACTTCTTTTGTTGAATCTGTGAAAGAAGCGAGCGTCATCTCTTCTCCTTTTACATATGTACCAGTAGATGAGTCTTTTCTTTTGCCGAAATAACCAAATCCTGAATCTAATATACGCAAATCCGTAATAAATCCTGTACCTGATAATGCAAGTGTTTTAATATCTGCGTTTAGACCAGAACGTGGAGCGTATCGTGTCTCATCAATTGTTTCTATTATTGCAGATATACGTGAAGTATCACCTGTAATTGTGTCTCCGATTCTAAAATCGTCTGTAGTCCAGAGATTTACAGTGTTAGACGTATCTTGACTTAAATGCAATCGCGTCGCATAAATTTCTCTCGTAGCTTGATTAAATCTTCGTATCTTAGCCTTTGTTCCATTCGCTGTCGTAATATTTTCTCCGATTATAAAGGCTTTTTGTAAGTCATCGATGGCATTTTCTGATTTATATCTTAAATAAAAATCATATCTTTCAGCGTGATACAACGTGGGTTCATAAACAATGAACATTGGATCAGCACCATACCCTGCACCAGGTGATGTCACGACAAACGATGATATTTCTCCGAGAGTAATTGTTTCTGCTGTATAATTTAGCGCATCATCGAGAGTAGTATTAGAATAGAATATAGTGTTACCGGCATGAACATGTTCGAATGGCGAATTGGCTGTATCAGTAATATCAATATTAGCTGTATCATCAATTATGGTTGAGAGATCGAGTTTATTGATAGTAAGTTCTGCACCATTTTTATCAAGAGTCTGCAAGAAAGTATGACCTTCGGTATTTTCGAAGGATGATGCTCTGATCGTAGCTTTAGTAGTATATGCTCCGATGACATTATTATTGCTACCAGGACAGAAAGTTCCGAGAGCAGTATTTGCAGCGTACGTATTTGCTAAAAGCTTAAAGTTCAAATCAGTAGTACTAGTAATAATACCTACAGCGACATTAGACATATTGACAACTTGATATTCTACATCAGTAACTCCATCTCCGTTTACTGTTCTGTAGAAAGGAAGATCTGTTCTAAAATATCCCCTATTCATTTGTAAATTGATATATTTCGCTGATGTTTCTGTATTTGCAAACGTACCTAAAACACTAGCTGACGCAAACATATGGCTGTAGGTAGGATCAGCTTGATAGAATATTTCATTAGTTTCAATTACAGTATCAGTGTCAGACGTAGTATAACTAATAGTACAGGTATTTGATGTCGCGATCACGTTTCCTTCTACCGAAACATCTAATGCATTTTGATCTACGACATCAATTTCCATCGCAACTGTATTACCAGAGACATTTGCAAATAAGAATGTGATGTCATTATTACCAGATATTGCTCGGCCGTCGTCAGTTAAATCATTCGTATAATTTGTTTTTGTATAATTAATATCTAATGTGGAATTAGGAATACTCTTATCGACTATTGTACCTTCCCAAACTACAGTATTACTACCATCGTCACCCCAAGCAGCATAAACTTCTGTACCGATGGCAAGATCTAATGCTGCTGTAGTACTAGTCGTATTAGTAGTTTCGAGATAATATCTTACTACATCTTGTTTTATTGGAGTAAATTGTTCGAAAGGAAAGTTATGATAAAAATATGCATTACTAGTAAATTGCACATTGTCAAATATCATAGTCTTATCAGAACCAATTATCTGAGCGTTAGTACTATAACCCCATCCACCATGTACGAATGTAAAATCAACAATACCTACAGCAGATTGGACTGCTGATACAGTTGCTTGTGCTTTTTTACCAGATCCTACTTTTACGTATAGTTTTTCACCAACCTCAAATCCTGCATCTGAAGCCGTGATTGTAAAGTGTGTAAGCGAACCTACGATTTCTGTCCTGTATTCAGCTTGCGCATCGACATCGATATCGTATGCATATATTAGTTCGTTTGTTACGAAGTTATCAGAAAGACCACTGAGATATAAAACTTCAATGAATTTTGATCCAGATTTTACTCTTACTAATTTTTCGGCAAACGCGGTGGCACCTGATATAGAACCAAATATCTGTTTGCCTACGAAATTTAGATTTTTAGGATTAGGCAAAATTTCTAGATAGCGTTCATCTGTCCATTCATTATCTGACAATCTAAACAGATCACGTGATGGCTCATAAACTCTGGCTTCTAAACCATATACTAGTTTAAAGAATAGGTCTACAGCTCGTGATGTTCCTTTTGCTCTGTAAAATTCTAATGCATTTTTAATGAAGAGTCTTTTATTAGTCGCAACGTTAAACTGCACATCAACAAGAAATTTGTTTTTGAAGTCAATAATAAAATCATCGATAGTCTTATCAATGTCTTTATAGTCTGGCAATCTTCGACTATGATACAAAGCCTGATTGTTTGATTCTAACCATTCGTAATATGCTTTTACGAATGCAATAAACATTTCTCCCTCTTCATGATAAAAAGAGGGAAATTGGTTCTTAACTAATTGCGAGATTTCTCTCGTAATATCTCTAGCCATCTAAACGGACCTGGTCGACTCTTACGGTGATATCTTCATCGAGAACTCTGAGAATAGAAGATCTAATAGAAGCAATGTCTCTTTCTTTTGGAGTAACAGTAAATTTCAATTGTGTTTTCTGGTCACCAGTAGCAAAATCATCTAATATTATTTCTCCATTATTATAGTCAACCGAACCAACTGTTGCCAAGAAAACATCATCTGCTCCCTCATTGACTATTCTTAATTTGCCATCGTTGTCATCTCTGATATAACTCGGTGTGCCAGAGAATTGGAACAATTCAGATTTAACCGAAGATTTGTCTTTGTCAATAGTTAATGGCATTGCAAAATCTAATTTATAAGCCGATCTCTGGCCGATTATCAATGGCAAGTATTGAGTTGCCAAAACAGTAGTATCGTTGCTGATAATAGCGTTTTGTGCACCATCGATTGCTGCAACTAATTTACTGTAACGCATCGTCTTTTTAAATCCATTTAGACTATTTTCGTTGTAAGCTTGAATAGCTGATACAACAAGACTCTTAATATCATCTACACCCAATGATGTCTGTGAGATATCGTATTTGACATTAGTAGTAATAGACAAATACAAATATTCTGGTTTGACGAATACTGGATCGATTGACAAGGGGCTACGAGGTGCAATAAAGTTTCTATATTTTTCACGATAGCTATCAGGCAACAAGTCTGTGTTCTTTAAATCTACAGCAACAATTACTTTGCCAAACTGAGGAGGTGTGTATTCTTCTCCACCAAATGCAGCAACATCATTAATCTCAGAGAAATTAGCTTTGAGAAGTGTGGCGTAATCTTGTGCTGTAACAACACGTTCCTGAGTAGTAAATGCTCGTGGCGCATTAAACTTAATTGAATCTAGTGATTCAGGAATTGAACCGCCAGAAGCTTTACTCACTGTTTCAACGGCCGTAACTGTAGCTGAACCAACATTATCATCAGCAGCAAATACACCTAAGCCATTTGGCAATTCGCCGTTGCATGCACGATACTCGATAAGTACAATAGAGTTGTTCTTAGGTTGTCTACCTATAACACCATCACCAAATAAAATTTCATATGTGTCGTTTTCTGCTGCTTGTATAAAGAAAACCTGATCAGTAGCACCGATGCCAAAAAGAGAATCTCTTCTTTCATAAGACAGTGTTGTTGCGCCATTGTCTTCAATAACGATTACCTTTAAACTATTTGTGTCTACAGTTTTATTCGTAATGATAAAACGCGGTTGATTTTGAGCATCAGTTACATAAGAATCTTGTACGTAATCACCTTCGTATATAACTATATTGTCAGCTTTAAATTGATTTGTGATGTTAGTACTACGAGCTTGTATATTTTCTGCAGTCGTAAAAGTAAAATTCTTATTGGCTGAGCGGCCGGTAAATGTGGTACCGCGCGGTATAAGCACTGTAGAATTATTAGAATTGTCAGTAAGAGTTAGGTTGATAATAGCCTGTGCTGATCTAAATGACCGCGGCAAATAGTTTAATTCTTTAGCATGTGAAATAATAGAATCGCGTAATAGTGCTGAGTCAAGAAACATCTCATTTGCAATCATGTTTAAATAAAAACCATTGAGGTTTGTATTATATGCAAGAATATCTAACAAAACGCTGATATTAGATGCTTCGAAATCATAGTCTTTAAAGATAGCTTGACTAGATAGATACGTCTTTAGATTTTCTTTGACGGATTCGAAGTCGAGAGTGGTGAGATCGTTACTTGTAGAGGCCATTTATCTTACTCTATACAATGTGATGTTGAGTTCTTCATCTCTTTCTGATGAGACGATGCTAAACTTAATGTAAATATTGACGGTGGTATCATCTTCTGTTGCTGATGCGATCACTTCTAATAATCTTACTCGCGGCTCATATTGACGAACAATTTCTCTTACATGTCGTTCTATTTCTTTTGTAATAGCATATGCTGATGTAGATGGCTCGAACAACCACCTACGAATATTGCCACCAAATCGTGGGTTTCTTAACCTTTCATATTTATTAGTCAATACGAGATTACGTAAAGACATCTTAACCGCGTCGACATTTACCTTTCGACTGATTTGACCAGTATTTGGATGAGGTAAAAAAGATTGATTGAAATCGCTAAACAAATCACGATTTCTGGCCGTGATTTTATATTGTTCGTTTTCTCTTGCTGTCTTAACGCCCATTGTTTTCTCTTTTAATTGTTATTTATGTTGATGCTGCAGACGTAGTTCCAGAAATAGTAATACTAGTGTTACCGTCAGAACCAGTACCTGAGAATGTATGAGTATGGGTATTTTCTGAGAAGCCGCTAGTAACCCAAGATTTATCAGCAATAGCATTACCACCGATAGTTGTGACAGATGGTAAATCCATCGCCGTCACACCAGCAAATGACAATGTGCCGCCACTCAATGTGATAGTAATCGTGCCGTTTGTTATAGTAACTGTATCATCAGCATTTACAGTAAATGTTGAACATGTAAATTCACACGGCACCGGATCTTCACACGGTATAACTTCAAATTTTGATTTAACTTCAATCGTAAACGTATTAGCAGGATATTCTACGTCGATATCACAATCAGGTCCGTCAGGTACACCCCCGCCTGCACCGCTGGAAACTCCCTTTTGATTCTTTAGCGTCTGTAGATTGTTTGCTAACTCTGTCGCTTGAGCTTGCATTTTTTCTGCAAACTTTACATAGTCTACAGCTCCATTACCAATTTCAGTACCGATAGCAGGAATATAAAGTTCGGTGTTAGATGATACTTCGTATTCTTCTGTATTAGCTACAGGTATATTGATTTGAGGAATTGTATATACAGTTGGTTTTGGCCGACCAGTTCCTGGTTTTCTGACTTTATTATTTGCCCGAGTCGGACCAATTGTAGAAACTTGTTCTGCAATTTCTTTTGCTGCTTTTTCACCTAAAGCTTGGATTCCTGAAAACCACTTGCCCTTAGCACCAATACTACCAGTACCAAAAACTGTCCGGCCACCAGTGGGTGAATTAGGAGGAGCACTGCGAATACCACCAACGGGTTTACCACACTTTGTACAGTTTTCACATTCTGGTGAATTAGCTGCTCCGCAATTTGCGCAATCTGCCATGATCTATTCCTACGTTGCTGGTACTTGAATGCCAGATAATACGTCAACACTATTCGACATACTATCGACCGAACTTTCAATGTCACCCACCGTGCTCTTCAGAGTATCAATCTGGCCTGATACGGTATCTGACAATTCTAAAATTTCATTGAATCCAAGTTGATCAAGCGCTTGATCTTTCAGTGATTCATAAATTCCTGTTGCTTGATCGTATAGAGCAATTGCTCCATTCATCAATTCGTCCATCACAGACTTTAAACTATCTTGAACTAGATTTGTAATACACGTTGCAAGTCTAGACGCCGCAGCTGCAACTGCACCGATCAAACCAGCCATTGCTCCAGCCAATTGAGCAATTTCGATAGCATGTTGAATAGCCGCTGCAATTGCAGGTTCGGCCATTCCTAATACTACTTTCTTTGCCCATTTCAAAATCTTGAGCGGATCACTCGGTAAAGATAAGATAGGAGCGTAGTTAGATATTAGCGCAGAGATTTCTTGCGTTTTTGCTTTGATCATATCAGTTACGGCTTTGATATGTTCTTGCACTAACAATTCTAATCTTTCACAACTAAATTCACCTGCGACTGATACTACTTGACCAGCGGGAGGACCAGGCAATTCGACCTCGGTTACACCTGTTGCGGCCTCGAGTTCTTCTTGCATTGATTTTAAGCGAGCTATCGCTACTGACATTGACATATTATTATCCTACGGCCTTTCTATACTAGTTAATATTCCATCTGTAAAATTAAGTGTGACACCATTCATTGCTGTAAAAGACGTACTCATTCCCTTCGACATCGCACTCAAACCTTTCTCAGCTGAGAAACTACCACCAACTACTGTCACTGACGGCGCTTCAAATGTAATGCCTACAGGAGATTTAATTATAACTTCTTGATGTCCATTAATGACGAATTGTGAGTGAGCATCAATCATACCTTCTTTGATGATGTTCATGTTCATCTTGCCTCTAAAATCAAAGGCTGTATCTGTACCAACTCGTGTAGCCCATTTATTCGAAACATCTATGAATAAACTTCGTTCATCAGATTGTGATTTTTTTCTTTCGTCTTTAGGCAAATTACCTACACTAATGTATAAATTATTTTGTGTTGTTTGTCTCCACGTATTTCTCACGTCAGTATAATAGTTATATACGTCGTCAGAATTGATTAAGCGCGCATCTTCTCCTTTTGGTTCATAACCAATATTGACCCACGCATTATTCTTTACATCAGTGTAATGGTTTGAGATATCTAAGGCAGTCGCTTGACGTGCTTCTGTAAACGGATTCCACCCAATCGTAGTAAAACTATTATTCTTGACATCAAGATAATGATTCATCTTGTCAAGCGCTTGAATAGATCTACCTTCTTTGTCACCATCGTAATTATTGAGTGGAATCCAACCAAGAGATACTAATTGATTGTTTGCTATCTCAACAAAATTATTTTTCTCAGAATATACATCAATCTCTCTTCCTTTTTTCCACGTCCAACCCACAGACATTTGAACGTTGTTAGCTACGTCTGTAATAAAATCATATTTGTGCGTAGCAGGTAATTCTTTAAACTTCTTCTCGGCGTTGCTTCTAAAACCAGTTTCGTCTTGCCATGAATCTTTTAATTGATAACGTGCTGATTCGCCCGTTAATTCATTGTTTGCAGTTCGTGGATAAAAACCTACAGCGATATAAACGTTATTAGCAACTGTCTCGATATGATTATTGCCTATACCAGAAGTCGTGTTATTAACAATCTCTAGTTTAGTCGATGCACCTACATACGTCTCTTTGTTTTCTAATACGATAGTATAATCATTGCCTGTAGTTTTCTTTACACGTCTTCCTTCCCATGGCGGGTGAGTGCCCGGTTCATGGTTTTTCATTGGTTCTTTCCAACCAACCATCTTTTGAGGATACTCACCAGCTAATCCGTCTCTGTCCTGAGGACCACCTAGTATATTATTAGATAGTTCTTCGAAGCTACCAGATCGATGCCACCACTGTATCCTCTCGTGTCCCTGTGTATCGTCTAACTCTATTGCATGCCCTGATTTCGTAGTATGAACAAAATTAAACGGATATTTTGTGTTATAATCTGATGCTGGTTCCCAAACGAGATTCATCAAACCTTTTTTATAACCGTCTGGATTAGCAGCCGATTTGTGTTTAGGCAGCATCTGACCACCCTTTTCGGGGTCAGTAGATGGTGGATATTCTCTTCCTAAAGGATGATTCTCATCTCGTTCTGGATCATGATGCCAACCTTTCGCCAGAGCAGATACATCCATGTAATCAAAAATGGGACCTTCAGGAGGTTTGATCTGCAACATATCACCAGCTGCATCGTCAGTGGGTGGTTCAGGATATATTGAGTCTTTATGATAGGTAGCAAAAATAACTGGTATGTTACCTTCTTGACCATCAATATAAAAACCAAAAACATAAGTGCCAACAGCGATGCCCGTAGGTGATGTACCCACAGCATCAATCCAAAATGGTGTAGGATATTCTTCTAATTCTACTATCTTGCGATAACTTAAACTTGCAGATTGTATAGATGATAATGGCCACGCCCATAATAGATCAGAATCAGGAATACCAAACGGAGCTTTGATTTTACCTAAATCACCAGTTTGATCGTGTATGACTCGCACTTTTACACGACCTAAATATCTTTTGAACTTTGGATCTTCGGTTGGATCGAGTTCTACCACTCGACCCATAAACCAATTAAATCCATGTCCTAAATGATAAAATGCCATTTATTTCTCCATTATCCAAGCGGTCTGCCATATTGATTTGGCTTGGCCACTTCCATTACCAAAAAGTGTTCGAATCTACCTTGATCTGTTTTTTGCAAAACATGTTTTAAATTAGTCACAATATAATTCTGTGAAAATATTTTATTCTGTGGTCGAGATCCAGTGGTACCTGATATAATAGGCAGCTTTAATTTTATAATATCTCCCACTCTCATATCAGTATCACCATACGTTCTAAATCTTACACCGTATTGATTCATCCTCGGTATAAAACCACGGGCCCAATGAATGTTTTTATTGTGTTCCATTTCGGGCCGTGTATCATCTTTAAATGCCATACGAGTTACACCAGGCAATTTTGTAGTAAAACCATTATAATCACCACTATGAAAATCGTTAGACGCGTCTGTCTTTTTAAATGCGCCATGGTGAGCTGGATTTATATACTCTTGCATATCATAATAAGAACCACGATGTAAATCAAATTCTCGTATCTGCGTATATTGTGCACCGTCTAATACTTTATCTACTGATGATCCTTGCGTAACTGTTTCGTATGCTAGAATATTTCTAACGTTAATAACTTCTTCATAATTGGCTATTTTATTAGATGTGTCAGCTACAAAAGTTTTACTTTCTGCACCACCTTTTCGTTCTGTAATTAATTTCTCAATAGTTGTAAAGTGGTATCCATCAGCATCTTGATAGAATGTAAAAATAGAAGACTTATTTCCTTCGGCTGAGACGGCTCTTTCTTTTATCAAATCTACTACCTGAAAAGGTCGTTTTTGATTGACAACATAATCAAACTTACCTTTCGTAGCCTCTACTGTCATTAATGGTTCTTGTGCACCAAGATCCGTATTAATGACTTCACGTAAAGCCGCATCATATGGTTTATCTTTATATCTCTTTGTGTATACTGTACAACTATTTTTTAGAAAATCTTTTGTAGTACAACGCAACAAATAAGAACGCATATTAGATTCATCGTTCGTAGTCATTGCTTTGATACTTTCAATAAAGAACTTATAATTACACACTCCTTTTCCAGGAGTTTGTATTCCTAATTCTACTAATTCTTCACCACCCATGGGATATTCATTAGGTAAATCAATACCTTCAGCGATATAAAAATCAGCAGTAATAGTATGTGTATCGAGTGATTCAACCAATTCCATTCTTTGGACAAGGTTGTGTATATTCAGATTTCCACCGCCTGAAAACTTTTTCAGCGATATCTTTTCACCCGATATGATTACCTCACCAGCGTCTTTAGCTTTCATTTACTTCATTAAACCATCGAGTTGTAGATTAATTTCTTCTGCGTAGGCTTTATCTATCAGAGAAATATTACGTAATGCATCGTTCTTTTCTGTTTCATAATCATAGAAACTATATTTTTCAAAATAAATTGCTTCGGCTTCTGGTATTACATGTTGAATAAGTTTATAAGTCGCATGATCGAAATTAATGACTCGTCCTGATTCATCACCAGTCACATCAAAATTTGTCGTGTAACTTGCCCAATCTCCTTCGATGTGTTGCAACGTAACATAAGAAGTATTGCTAGTCGCAACCTGCGCCATACCGCCTTTGTTATTAGTTACTATTTCATTCTTAGTAAAAGTATTTTCTACTGTAGCTGAAAACGAAAAAGATATGATACGATTAGTAGAAGCAAACATATCATCTTCGTTTCTATCATAACCTGATATCTGGCCGAGAGCAAATTGTGGTTTCCAATATTTCTTTACGTCTCCATCAAGAGCTGAGTACCCGTCGCTAGTTAACATTTGTATATCGCCTCTATAATTGTTGCGATAACAAAAAGTCTTTAATTTAGCTAGACGTATACTGCCATATTTTTTCTTTATTGTCTCTTCGAAATCTTCAAAATCGAGTACTACATCATGATACGGATCCATGATATCGTTTGTATGATAGATTAACCAATCCAAATCTTGATCATCATAATAATCGAAAGCAACAGTTTCTAGTCTTTCGCCTGATTTAACTGTAAAACTATAAAAAGCTGTAAAGAAATCCCTCACTTTAGTATTAAAATCTACACGTCGTAAGATATTAATAGCGGGTACATCGTTATAGATGGTCAGCGGGAATTTTTTAAAGTATTGTGTTCTATCTGACATTATTATCCCTCAGATTGATTTATAAATGCTTCAATTTCTTGGAAAGACATTTGACATCTGACTGAAACAGGTGCACCATTGACGAAAAAGGCTGATGTACCTTCGCCAGTAAAGTTAATACTAAAGTTTTTAACAGCACATCTTCTAAATTTACCCCACGCTTGATCTTCTGGAATTACTCTCGGCTGAATCAAATCTGGGTAATCCATAAAGTTACCACCATTTTTAGGTAGTATCTTTGATTTGATCATTACTATAATTTGTTTTAATCTCGCAGCTTCAGCTGCAGAACGAGGAACAAAGTGCCAAGTCCATTCAAACTGTCTTAGATCAACACCCTTAAAAAATACTGTTGGGTGTGGATTTGGAATTACACCTGATATTTGACCTGCTAAACCACCTAGTACTGGCTCTGATTCAACAAGTTTAGAATACGCAGCATAACCAGCCACTTCTGCTGCATCTTTGAGCAAATCGCTGCCACTTAATCCTGAAATCAAATTTTTCATTTGCATATCTTCGAATTTTTTATTTGCTTCAGCTGTTGCATTAGACGCTACAATTCTAGCAGAATCTTTTTGAGCAAGTGCACCAAGTGTACCAGTATCTCTTTCTTCGTATCTAATAGAGTGATAAACATTTAAATTTTCAGGCAGAGGAAGCTTGATAACTGTACCACCGTTAATCTGTCCTTTACCGAATGGCGATCCACGAGTATATGTCATAAATTCCAATTCAATCCAAGCTTTAGCTGTATTTTCACCAAGATCTGGAGGATAAGCTAAACCTTCGTACTGGAAATCTTCTTCACCTAAAATACTTTCTTTTTGTGTTTTAATTCTTTCTTCGACACTAGTACCGTAAGGATCTGGTACTCTGTTTTTGACATTAGAAAGATCTGGGATTTGTTTAGGATATCTTCGTGCTAATGGTAATTTATCTTGTACTGTCGAATTTATTTGTGCGCTTATTTCACCCGAAGCTGCGCGCAAAACAGCACCTGATCTTTCTAGTTTTGCAGCTAAGTTTGCTCCTATTTCCATTGCAGATTTTTGTGTAGGATTAATTCGTGTCACAATACCACTAACATCAGATCCTCCAGTACCAGGACGAGGATTAACTGCTCCTCCTCCCATATTTTTGATAGCGCTCAGCTGAGCACGCTCAAGAGAACTAAAAGTTTCCTTTAATTGTGATGCGACCGGTCCTACTCCGTCGACTGCTGTTTTTTCTGCCATGAGAAATCCTATAAATAGTTTAATGGCTAAGACTTATAAAGGTGTCTTTAAACCTAAAAATCCGAGTAAGTATCGAGGTGATCCCACCAACATTATTTATAGAAGTAGATGGGAGCTATTCTTTATGCGTTATCTCGATTCCGAAAAAGGTGTTTTAGAATGGGCAAGTGAAGAGCTAATCATTCCATATAGGTCACCGATAGACGGACGAGTACATCGATACTTTCCAGATTTTTGGGTCAAGAAGATCAATCGCGACGGTAAAACTGATACGGTGGTAGTTGAGATCAAACCTCACAAAGAAACCGTAGAGCCAACTGCGCAAAATAAACTTACTAAGAAGTATTTATATGAAGTGAAGACGTGGGGTATAAATTCTTCGAAATGGACTGCAGCAAATAAATATTGTAAAGAACGAGGTTGGGATTTTGTCATCCTCACAGAAAACGAACTAGGATTAAAATTCTAATGGCAACATATATCTTTCAAAAGATAGCTGATGAAGGTAGAGCAGAAGGTGTAGAGGCTGGCACAGAAGAAGCACGTGATTGGTATCGTGATAAGGCTTCCTCTATCAAAGCCGTGAATACGAGACGAGAGCTAAAGAATAGAGCCAGAACATATAATAAATTAGTGAATCTCGATGTCGGCCGTATGTATATGTTTATGTATGATCCTAAACATAAAGAAACTTTACCGTACTATGATATGTTTCCATTAATATTTGTTCTTGAGAGATATAAAGATGGATTTTTAGGAATGAATCTGCACTATCTACCTCCTCTATTTCGTGCTAGACTGATGGATAGATTGTATACTATACAAAGACAAGACAATCTGAGAGAATCAAAGAAATTAAGATTGAGCTATGGATTTTTGAACTCTGCCGCCAAATATAAATACTTTAGGCCCACCGTAAAACGATACTTATTTAATCAAGTAAGATCACGATATCTGTGGATACCATACGATGATTGGGACATCGCACTCATGTTACCAACACAGAGATTTAGAAAGAGACAACAAGCAGTTGTCTGGAAAGATTCTAAACAACTAATTCAGAGATCGTAAAATGTCATTATCAATTGACGCATGGAAATCACAAACAAAAGATAGTTTGCCAGCGAGCATGTACGAATTGGTCGTTACACCTCCAGGTGGTAATGGCGATCAAATTTTAATTAGAACAGAAACTGCGTCGATGCCTGGTATCGCATTTTCTTCTGTAGATAATTTTTCTCCGTATGGAAATGGATTAATCTATAATATCCCGTATAAGTATAATCCTCAAGAAGTGAGTATGATGCATACGGTTGATGAAGAAGCTGAGATATATCAGACATATAGAAATTGGGCAAATAAAATTGTTGACTTAGATGGCGCAGATGCATTCTCAGCTAAGTTTCTCTTTGATTATGTTGTCGACATGGATTTAAATGTTTATAAAAGACATAACAAAACCAAAGTCAAAACAATAAAATTCATCGAAGCCTTTCCTATTGTTGTAGAACCAATACAATTAGGATGGGGTCAACACGATGAGATAGCTAAATTTTCAGTTAATTATAGGTTTACACGATTTACAGTATCGTAATGGAGTTTCATAATGGCTTTACCAAAAATCAGTAGTCCCACTTTTCAGACTACTCTGCCGTCAACTGGCAAACCAATTTATTATAGACCTTTCCTTGTTAAAGAAGAAAAAATCTTATTGTTAGCAAAAGAAACGGGAGAAGTAAACGAAGTATACAATGCAATTAGAACAGTGATTAATAATTGTATTGTGATGGATGCATTTGACATCGACAAATGCGCAACATTTGATCTCGAATGGTTGTTCATTAAGATTAGATCTGTGTCTGTGGGTAATATTATTAATTTTAAGGTAGTTGATAGTGACGATGGAATTGAATATAAACTATCTCTTGATTTAAATGATGTAGAGATGAAGATGCCCGACGAGAATCATAATAACAAGATTGAATTAGATGGAGGAATTGGATTGATGATGAAGTATCCAACTCCTGCTGTCTCAGAAAAAATTAAAAATTTGGAAGACATTACTGAAATTACGTACGAACTGATAAAAGCATGTATCGATGCTGTATTTGATGAAGATGATGTTTATGCTTGGGATCAAGAATCAAAAGTAGAACAAGATACATTTTTAGAAATGCTACCAGTTGAACATTATAAGACAATCGGCAAATTCTTTGATAATATGCCCAAGATTGAACATGTTGTTAACTATACAAATAGCAATAATAAAAATAAGAAGGTAGTATTCAGGAATCTTAACGATTTTTTTATATTGGGCTGAGTTATCTCGATTTATACTCTCACTACAAACTCACGTTTAATTTGACTCAGTTCCACCCGATTACGATACCTGAAATAGAGAATATGATACCTTTCGAAAGAGAGGTATGGGTAGATTTGATTAAAGAAAAGATAGAAAAGAAAAAGAATAAAAATCAAGTAGAGATAGGCGATCTATAATGGGTGCAGGAGCAGTCGTAGGCGGAATACTAAAAGCGGCAAAAAGTCTTGTGACGCTCGGTGCCAAGAAGGGCGCAAAAACTGTTGCAAAGAAAAAAGCTAAAAAACAAAAAGAACTAGTAAAAAG